GTATACTTGGTTTCCTGGGAGGTCCTTGGGGTATTGCTCTTACTATGGCTGGTCCTATGGTATATGAGGGTATTAAACAGATGATAAGCAAACAGGATGAGGAAATAGAAACTCTTAAAGAACAGTTTAACCCAGATGTAATGAACCAGCATCAACAGGAACTTTTAAGGGAGGTACTTGAAGAGGCTACTCGTAATGGTATTATACAAGGAATGAGTCAGGCTAAACCACCTGAAGTAAATGTTAATGTGGATGGAGGTAGTAGTAATTCCTTTGCCTTCATGAATGATCCTAATAATCAATTCTCATTATTCGGATAAGTTATGGCTTCTTTAAAATCAAATACATATGAATTAAGAGAAAAGCTCTATGATAGACAGAATAAATCTAGATTTAGTAGTATCAACTGGAGTAATCCAGTTAATGCCCTTGGTCGTACTGCTACTGGAATTTTCTCTGATTTATCTCAAACTTTTGTTGAGAAAACTGCGGGATTAACCAAGGGAGATATTAACAAAGTTTGGAGAGCTAAGATATTACTAGATAGGCTTGGAGGTCCTGCTACAGGTAGAACTTTAGGATTACCAAGGGATAGTGCTAGTACAGGTAAGAGTAGTATACCTAATAAAATCCCAAATACTTCAATTCGTCAACATGGAGGTTATCCTATACCTAAGTTAAATGAGATTCAAGGTAAAGTGTGGAGATCCCTGATGAGTCAAGGTTTACTTAGACCTACCTCTCCTGTAGATGGAGTAAGTTTTGAAGCGGGTTTACAAAGGGATAGTGCTCCTACTAAAACTGTAACTGTATCTCGTACTTCCCAACAAAGAAATAACATTCATAATAAGGTTTCTACTCACAAGAGGAATGAAATTATTATTTTTAATATGAATGGTCAGGATGAAACTTATCAATATCTTATTCTTCAGAATCGTCCTCCAGAATTAGAATTTCAAGGAGAAACTTCTTGGGCAGCTATTAAATCTTTTGGTAGAAATGTACCTATGTACCATTTTACTGGAGCAGAAGATAAGATACAGTTACAGATTTCATGGTTTTGTAATGATCCTGAAAGGCCTTGGGAAGTGATTCAGAAATGTAGACTTTTAGAGGCTTGGTCTAAATCAAATGGGTATGCTGCAGGTCCTCCAATATTACAATTAGATTGGGGAGGTTCTGGCTTATTTGATAATGCCTATTTCATACTTACTTCTGCAACCTATATACTAAAGCAATTTAGGGATGGTTATATAGACCGTAGGTCTAGTGAAAATATAGAATGGAAGGATGGTAAGCTTTACCCAATGGCTGCTACTCAAGAACTTATATTTTCAAGAGTAAGTAGTACTAATCCTTTACATTCTACTATTTATGATCCAACTAAATTAGAGGGTATTAAAGGTATCGGTACTAGTAAGAAAGATCAAGTAGCTAACCCAAAAAATAATCAATCCTCATTATGGCAAGCATAAAAAGTCCTTATGATTCGGCAGTAATAGTAGAATATCCCGATGGTTCTATAAGTTTGGAATCTACTAAAGAAAATGTAGTTACTACTGATGATGATTTAATATATACCGTTAAAGATGGAGATACTCTTCAAGGTATAGCTAACGTATATTACAGGGATTCTGGTTTATGGCATATAATAGCTATAGCTAATGACATACAGAACCCATTCAATGAAAATGAATTTTATCCTGGACAAATATTAAAAATACCTCAGTATGGCGGAAATTAAAACCCCAGCTAGTGCTAGTATATTACATCATGGTACAGCGACTCCATATTTAGCCATTTTTAGTGAAGTAGGCACTCCCATATTACATCCAATAACGGGAGTGCCTCTTGGGGCGTATATAAGCCAATTCCAGTATAAATATGATGAGGAAAATCATAACGAATGTACTATTACCTTTGATTGTGGTGATCCCGATGTTGTAAATGAGAAATCTTTTCCAAACAATATGAAGATTTTTACCCAATGGGGTTATATTTATTCTGATGGTAGTTCGGTATCAAGTGAAGCCAAGGCTTTAAAAGTCAGGGATTACAATGTAGAATTCGATGATCAAGGTGTACATAGTACATTAATTTGCTTAGATATAAAAGCCGATTTATTATTAAGTCTCCCTGTAAAACCTAATGGAGATAAGAATAAAACTCTAGACAAGTACCTAGAGAACGGCTGCGACTTAGAAATGCCCGTAATAATAGAAGCTTTCACCTAATGAATAACGATAAAATATCACAACTTGTTGATCACCAGGTTTTTCAACAGTTACAGACAGCTCCTACAGATAATCCAATAGGACAAGGTACTATTATCTTTGCTAATTCTTTTACTGGTACTCCAGTAGAGATGGACCAAAGAGTTAGAGATGCTTTAACCTCTGAGGCCTTATTTATAGGTAATAACCCTTTGGTTCAGTTACAGAAAGCTTTAGAGAGATTAGAGAAAGGACCTTGGTATATAGATTGTAGAGGAGATGTACTCTATATACACAATAAACCATACTCTACTCCATCAGTACATAACTATGTGTATGCTCATGAGAATGGAGAGGTATTATCCATAAGTTTTAAGACTCATTATAGAACTAGGAATGTTACTAGAGGAGCTACAATGTCTTTCGATAATTTTAAAAAGAATATTAAAACTACCTCTACTGGTATATCCGTAGGTTCAGAACAAGAGATAAGGGATCAAGCAGCAGTTATGAGTGGAGCACAACTTAATGCTTCAGCTAATCCCAACTATCTAAGTCCTGATATAGAGGCTGAAAAAGGTTATTTTGAAACTCACTGGAGAAATAGGGTACCAAGTGTAGCTCCAGAAAAGATTCAAGCTGAATCCGATAAGGAATTTAAGAGAGTAGCTCAAGAGGATTATAAACATATGGTGAAAGAGGACCCAGAAGTACACACTAACTATGTTCAAAGTTTATTAAGGAATAAGAACATGGGACCCGGTTCTCAAGGAGAGAAAGAGTTTCGTCAGAAGCTTAAAGAAGCTGGAGATGACTCCTCGAAGGTTCAGGCATTATTCCAAGAATATTTTGGTCAAGATACCATTACTATAGATAATGGTTTATACAGACCGATTATAGAAACTAAAACACTAACAGAGTTGGTTGGTGGTGGTGGAGCTAGTCCTGTATATATACCAGCTTATGGTACTGACGGTAAAGCGAAAGGAGCTTCATACGTATTCCAGTGGGGTAGTGCTAGCCCAATAAGAGGTGGAGATTTTGCTTATTCAATAGAGCAATTTATTAAAAGTAAGTTTAATAAGGAATGTGTAGTGGTTAGTAAACCAACTTATCGTAAGGGTGATGTAGTTTCTGGTGGTAGGTATGGTAATGTACAGGTTCAGTTAGCTCATAAGGTAAGATCTAAGTATAAAATGTCTGCAGTTAGGATTATGACAGATTACTATAGTAGATACTTAGATAGTCCTGATAGAGTTATAAAGTATCTTATGAATAATGCTATGAATAACAGTACTCGTAAAATTACCGAAAGGAGACTTGAAGTAGAGATGGTGGTTGTAGGTAGACCTACACTTACTGCCTCCGCTAAAATACACATAGAAAACATAGGTTCTCGTTCAGGAGATTACCATATAACCAGAGTTATACATAAGATATCTTCTGAAGGTTATACTTGTTCACTTACATTATCTCCAGGTAACTATAAGGTAGCAGCTAATACTAATACTCTTGAAGCTGGAGTTGGTTCATCTAAGAAAACTAAAAGAGCTAAAGATGGCGGAGATGAGGTTAAGCCAACTAATGGAGGAGTAACCTTTGATCTTAGTATGCTTACTAGGGATGAGATGGAGTTCTTTGCTACTAAAGCTGGTAATATTAATGAACAAACTAATATTACTACTGAAGTAGCCTACAACCTTTACCTACGTGCTAATGATAAACCAGGAGCTTCTAAAACTGGTATATACCATAAACATGTTGAGATGGATGGAAACCAGGTATCAAGCGTATGGTATACTTATACACCTCCTAAACATGGTTCAGATTATGAGGCCTTTAAGACTGCATATTCTAGTAAGTTCTATGATCTTATACGTAGGAAGACCGAGAATTACAAACGATATCATAAAAAGTAATCTGTATGGATAATACCAATATAATAGTTAATCAGGGTATAGAAGCTTTCGGTAGATATTATTCAAGATATAGAGGTATAGTAGTAGATAATGATGATCCTCTATGTATGAATAGGTTGAAGGTAGCTATACCAGATGTCCATGGAGGTATTATTGACTGGGCTATACCAGTCAATCAAGAAGGCTCTATGGACAGTGGTTTTAAATATCTAACTCCTAAAATTAAGGACTTGGTATGGGTATCATTCGAATGTGGTAATCCATCTAAGCCTCTTTGGGAATATTGCGGTTGGGGATTAGAGGAATGTCCTGAAGAGCTTGCTAAACCCAATGCTTTAGGTTTTGTAACTCCAGGTGGTAATAAGGTACTGTTAGATGATGAAGATGGCCAACTTACTGTATATGTAAAAGGTAATGTAATGGTTGTCAATGAGGAAGGAGATATACAACTTACCTCTAAGAAAGGTAGTATATTTCTGGATGCTAAGGAGGGTATATTTGGACATGAAGGTGATAATGGAGGACTTATAAACATAGACCAGTTAACAGAGAAACTCAATAATCTTCAAAGTGAGTTGGAAAATTTAAGAAGTTTATTCAATCAGCATAATCATACTTCGGCTTCTCCTGGATCTCCTACCTCTCCAAATTTGCAACAGGCCACAAGCCCTTTCAGCAAATTTAATAATGATGATTATGAAGATAAAACTTTCTTACACTAATGGCAAATATTCTAGAAAAAACAATTGGATCCGGAGTATTATACCCCATTAAGTTAGAGGAAAACTCTAGTGGGCAAACAGGATGGTATCCAGTGACCGGTACTCCAGACCTTATATTACATAATATAAATTCGGTTATACAATACGAAATAGGATCTAGGATTAGGCAAGAGGATTTTGGATCCAGGCTTTGGGAATGTATAGAAGAACTAAATACTCAGGCTCAAACCTTTTTAGTTAACCAGTTTGTAAAACAAGCTTTGACTAACTGGGAAGATCGTATATATCTTACTAAAACCGAAATAGTACGTCAAGGTACTAAGCTTTCTATCGCTATTCATTACACTATAAAGAATACTAACTTTAGTGATGAGATAAGTGCAACATATGAAACTTAAAATACAAACATTATGAATATAACTAATCCGTGGCTAACCCCTTATCAAAGGTCATACCACCAAATTAAACAGAAATTAATAGATGGTCTTAAGTCCATTACAGATTTAAATGGTAGGCAGCTTATAACTGATGTATCAGAAGGTAATATTTTGGTCATCCTTATTTCTATGTTTGCTGCCATAGCCGAAGTATTACATTATTATATTGATACTAAGGCTAGGGAGTTTTTCTTACCTACTGCTAGAAGGTATTCCTCTTTACAAGCTTTAGGTAATTTAGTAGGTTATTATCCTCATGGAGCCACTGCAGCAACGGTTGACTTAGTAATTACTCGTACTAATTCTTTGTACAACTCTTATAATATAAGTCAGGGTGCAACCCTAGTACAAGATAGTACTACTTGGACTTTAGATAAGCCAGTAATAATTACTGCTAATGTAAGCTTAGTAAGACTTCCACTTATTCAACATAGAAGTTTTGATATGTCTAGTATGGTACCCACAATATTACCTAATAATGCTACTCAACTATCTATACCTTCTGATTCACTTCCCTCTGGAGAGTTCTATGAGCATGGTACTATGACTTTAACCTTGGGTTATGTTCAATGGACTTTGGTAGATACCTTTGCTTATTCAAGATCAGATGATACTCATTTTAGAGTAGAAATAGATAATAATGGTAATATCCTTATTATATTTGGAGATGGTACTTTTGGAAAGGTTCCTACTGCAGGTAGTAGGGTATCTTCTTGTACTTGTTACCTTACTAAAGGTGCTGCAGGTAATGTAGATGCAGGAGCTATTACTAACCTCCCATCTGATTTATCTTCTAGTATATGGAAGGGTTCAAATGAATATGCTGCATCAGGAGGTACTGATTATGAGGATATAGAGTCCATGAGAAATCGTATACCTTTGCAAGCTAGGACTCAAGGAGTAGCTATTACAAAAAGAGATTATGAAGATCTTGCTTTAATGGTCCCAGGAGTAGTTAAAGCTAAGGTAGAATATATGTGTGGTAGAAAGGTAGCTTTGTATATATTACCTTCAGATAATGGTACTAATACCAATCTGGTAGCTGCTAATACACTTAAGCAGAAAGTTTGGGACAAGCTAAATCCTTATCTTCCTATCACTACTATACTTAAGGTATTTTCATTAGGTACTACTAATATAGTACTCGATATTGATGTAACAGGTAAACCTAACTATAAAAAAGAGGATATCTTATCTCATATTCGTACTGCTCTTTATAATGCTTATAATGTTCAGGTATCTGAGATTGGAGGTTCGGTAAGAATTTCTGATTTATATGCTCTAATAGATAATATAGCTAGTGTAGATTACTTGAGGATTAATAAGTTTTATGTAAACCCTTGGATTATACCTCTTAGTGGAGGGTTAGGATTTGTTCCTTCTGATTATACTCCTATAGAGGTACCAGAATCAGTAACTTACATTATTACTTTAAAATCTCCTTATAAATTTGATATGGTTTCTACTGATGGTAGGTTTACTGGTAGTAACTATGGTTTATTTAGTCTTCACGATATTGTTGATGTAGCTCATAAGGTTAAATTTAGTTTAAGGTTAATAACCTCTATGATTACTCTTGGTTTTGGACTTGACAATAACCATTATATAAATCGAAAATATCAAATCACTGTAAGTCAAATTAATTCTGATTATACGGACACAGGTTATACCATACCAATATTCTCAAATAATGCTTATCTTACAGCTAATATTACTGAAACTATATGAAAAGTTTAAGATCTTTAATAGATTGGTTACCCTATTATTTTAGGGCTAATGATACATATATAAAGGATGGCAAGGGTTTATTTGAACGTTATCTAGAAATTTTTGGTAATTATTTTGAGGATAAAGTATTAGGAGATATTAATACTCTAGATGATATATTAGATGTTGATAATACTCCTGAAATTTACCTTGGGTATCTATGGGAATTTTTAGGTTCAATGCCTTATGCTAATCCTCATGCTATAGATCCAGAGAGATGGAGAATACTTTTTAATGGTTTTGATAGTCCTACTACAGTTGAGGCTTTAAAGAAGTATTGGATCTATCCCATGAATACCTATGTTAATGGTACTAAGGATCATTTTGATTTAACTGATTATCAGGTTAGATCTTTGGTAAAATACTCTATAGCTTTGTATTCTATTAGAGGTACTAAAAGATTCTTCGAGATCTTACTTAAGCTATATGGTATAGAAGTTACTATTACTATCTCTAAACCCTATCCTGATATTACCGTAGTAGATGATGATGATTCTGATTACTATGGTACAGATCGGGATTACTATGGTTCAGACCAGGATTATTTTGGTTCTACGGATTCCTTATTTGATTCTTTAAATGAGATAACCAAATTGGATTCAGAATGGATGAACCTTGATGAAGATACTATAGATCAGCATCAGAATTGTACTCATTTTGTCAACGTTAATTTCTTACTTAATCTTGTTAATTACTCTTATATTAATGGTAGTAATGAATTTTTGAGATTACAGGACAGAATGTTCAATCTTATTAACATGTTCTTACCTTTAGGAGTTAGACCTCATCTAATATGGAAGGGTTTATATGAAGAGTCTGGTAATGTAGAGAATAAAGTGGTTCGTTCTATAGAAGTATATGTAGATAGAGTACCTATAAATTGGGAAGCTTCTGATGATCTATTTGTACCCTCTACTGATTACCCTGGTTGGTATAGAGTTTACGATAGGAGTACTTCTGAAAGTACTCCTGCTAGAGCTTTTGACTGGGCTCCATTAAAGTTTATGGTTAAAGTAAAAGACAGTGGGAATTTACCTGCCTTTGTATCTGATCAGCCTAAGAAGTTTGTTGTAGCTTTTAACGGCGATGATTATTCTGAAGTAGAATTCGAAGATGGTCATATATTTACTATAAACCCAATAGGAGATAATATATACTATCCTAAGTTTAAGGTTAGTGTAGTTTGTGAGGATGATTTTGATCTTACTAATGGCTCTATTAGTACCTTTAAGATATCTGAATGGAAGAAAGAGTATAATTATACTCTTTTCAAACATGATAATCCTTCAGTAGACTTAGAGCTTAGTAATAATAATAATTATATACCCATTAGGATTCAATCATCTACTGTACGTACTTATACTAATGGAGCTACTCCTAGCCCAGGAGATGATAATTTTATCCCTCAACAGGTAGTTAATATTACTACAGGAGAGTATCTTACTTTATGTAAAGATGGTACTACTTTACCTGATAGGGAGGGTAATAATGTAGATTACTCTTCTTATAAAGGTAGGTGTATGTATGTTCAACATATATTTAATCCTGGTACTTATGAGTTTGTAATGTTAGAAAGGCCTGAATATAAAATTACTATTGAGGTTACTAGGGCAGATGAGCATTTGATTCTGTCTTTAAAAGAGGGTTCAGTACAAAATTTAGTGGATAATGATTCTCCTACTTGTGATATGAGATTAGAGGCTACTAGTACTTTAAACTTCTTAAAGAGGATTAGTACTAAACCTTTATTTATGAATGATTCACATGGAGATATTTGGTCTACTATATTAAATGGAGCCGCTTTAGATAGTGTGGGAAATTATCTTAATAAACCTTACTATAAACTTTCTTCAGTAAATATCTATAGGTGTAACCTTAACAGTAGAACTTTACCTTTAGAAGTATTCTTAGCTTATCTCACTAATCCTGTACATAAAACTAGTCAATATATAAAGTTTATAATTACGGAATATAATGATGTAGAGCATCATCCTACTTGGTATAATAAGAAAGAGATAACCTTCTACCCAATTACTGGTAATATACAAGCCAAAGAAGAGATATATACTAATGATGACAATAATGAGGATAAATATGAATATAAATATGGTAGATTAGTATTATCTCCAGATGATACTCCTATACTTGATAAATTCTCTATATCAGACCCTAATTATGATAAAGGTATTAATGTCGATGGTAATTTAACTAATATTCCTGGTATTAGTGTTAGAATTATTAGTTTATATGGAGGTTTAGGTTCAATTACTAATGATCCTACTAATATTCATAACACCTTATCTATAGAATATATAGGTCTATATGATAATGAAATACTTATCAAGGAGGTAACCAACCCAGTAACTCAGATTTGGAACAATGGTGAGGAGATTGTCCTAGATGATCCTGGTCATTATAGGTTTTATGGAGTTAATAATAGCTTTAGTAATGTAGTAAGTAATTATATAGATATTAATGTACTTTCTAATAAGTATAATGCTAAATATTACTTAGAATTAGAAGATGGTGATAAGTCGGATGATGAAGAATACATGATACGTACTCTTATTCCATCTATACTTACTTCAGACTCTTCAGTTAACTGGGGATTTGATTTCTGTATTACTGTAGATAAATCCATAATTGAGGCTCAAGGTATATTAGCCTTAGATGACAATGCCTTTGATTTAGATGTTAGGTTATATAGAGGAGGTACTCCTAATAGAGGAACACCTATTACGGGATCCTATACTGCAAATGTTGAGGTATTAGTGGATGATCTAGGGAATATGTTACCTAACTATAAAGTAAAAGGTCATATATCTTTAACATGGAAGGGAAGTTATACTTTAGATGTAGAAAATAATAACTTCCCTCCTGGTTTATATTGTGTAGAACTTCATGATAAGAATAATACTTGGCCTGATTCCCCTTCTTATAGAGTAGTAGATGCTTATGTTATTCCTCAAAAGTTTAATGGTAACTTGTACTTTGATGTAGATGTTATTAATAAAGCTTGGACTTCACCTGCTGGTCAGATTTATGATATCGACCCAGTTACAGGTAAATATACTTGGGGATGGTATAAAACTAATGATGATTACTTACATTCTGTAAGACTTGTAAGATATGACCCAGCAACAGGTATACCTCAATTCCGTTTAAAACTTACTAATAATACTATAGGGTATAACCGAGTATATATGTATAAGTTAGTTGAAAATGGTGATGAATGGGATATTGGAGCTTCTTATCCTAAAGTTTTACCTCCTATGATAAGAGCTACTCCTGATGATAATACTGGTATATCTAATCCTAGTTGGTTGGATGAAGCTATTCCTAATGAGTGGGGTTTCCCAGGAGCCTATAAAGATAGTATTGGAGGTTGGGATTATAGTGAAGGCTCTACTGGTATAGCAGGGTATAAAGGTAGATGGCTATTTACTGGAACCATATATAAATTAGGAGAACTGATATCAGGTCCTCAAGAGCCGGGTAAATATCTCTTCTTAATAAATCAGTTAAGTAGTATAGATGATAATTCTATTAACTATGCTTACTTAGAGGTAAAAGAAGAGATAGATTATTCTCTAATTGTAAATCCTAGTTTGGTTTTACTAGGAGATACTGCTGTTGGAGTTAATATAGAAGCAATAAGTACTGCTAAGTTTACTAAAGAAACTTTAGGAGTTAATGTACTATTACCAGAAGGTACAGAAGTAATGGCTTATTATAGTTTACCATATACTTATAATGTACATCAGGTAGGAACGTATATTTTTAAATTATATAAATTTGATGGAGGTCGTTGGGTATACTTAGGTTTAAGTGCTACACTAAGAGTACTATCAGATAGTGGTATATCAGAAGAGTACTTAACTTGGGATTGGATGGATGTTTCTGAAAAAGAAGTATCAGTAGTTAGTACTGATACGAAAGAATGGAACATAAGTCTTCAAGATTAAAATACTTATTTAAATTATGAGTGATTTTAATAATAATGTTGCTGTGAAGACGGCAATAATTGGGTTTTTAGCAGAGTGGCAAAGTCTACTCTATGATATGAGGTGGATGATAACTCTGGCTCTTATACTTATTATAGCAGACTTATGGTTTGGAGTATCAGCTTCTAGACACAGAGGAGAAAAAGTTAGAAAATCTAGAGCTGGTAGGAGAACTTTTAATAAATTAATAGATTACCTATGCTACATCTTTATAGGTGTAGCTATAGGTAAGGCTATTGCTGAACCATATGGAATTGATCCTATTATAACTGCTATAACTGCTATGGTACTATGTTATTGTTTTGAAATAGATAGTATATATGAGCATATTCTAGAATTACATGATATTAAAGTTAAATATTCTATCTGGAAATTGCTTGCATTTATTCTTACATTGCGCTTTAAGCAATTTGCGAGTGCCATAGAAGATATTAGTAAACAATACGAAAATAATAATAATAAAGAAGAAAACAATGGCAACTAAAACTTATTTTGGCTTTCAAAGCCAATTAAAATCAAAAGAATTAACTGAAGCTATAGCTTTACAGCATGGTCCTGGACCTTTATTTGGTTATGCTGGATTCTCTATATCTGGCCAGGCTATAACCTTGACCCCTTTGCCTGATTCAGGGGATCCCGAACTAAAGGATTTTAGGGATCATTTTAGTAAGATGGTAAATAACCGTATGTATTCAAGAAATGTTATGGTACAAGCTTTCGGAGCTACGGGTAATTTTGGAATTGTTACTAAAGATGGTTATATAGAAGTAAATAACTCTGATAATATAGAGATTGTTATTTCTAACAGTCAGAATACCTATCCTGAAATTATAGTTGTAGCTAGGCATAATTATTCTGAAGATGTAAACGTAGAAATGCCAGTAGTTTATGAAGCCTATTGGAATCAGTCCAATACTTCTTTCTTTAGGCTTTATAAAAAGGCTATTGATTTTAACTATCCTACTGCTCTTAACTCTCGTTCTATAAATGGTTTAGATAGTATTACAGGACCTCAGCAAGATACTCAACTATCTTATAGTTACCTATCTAGTACAGCTTTAACAGCAACTGGAGTGGATCTTACCAACCTTTCTGATTGTACTCTAGTAGGTATATATGGTACAGGTAATGATGTAATGTTAGAAACTGGAGCCCTTCAAAAGTTTATCATATTACCCTATGATGGTAATTTCCCAATGGAATTATCCTATTCATGGGCAGACCTTAACTTTAATAAGGATTTACTTAGGTATCTCTATAAGGTATTTGATGGTATGGGTAGTATGACTTTTGTTCAATACCTAAAAAAGATATTGAGTGAATCCAATGAAGAGGAAGAAGTAGTACCTGTAGCAGTTCCTGTAGGAACAATTGTAATGTGGTATGGTTCTACTTCTACTATTCCTTATGGTTGGGAAATATGCGATGGTACTGCTTCAGTACATAATCCTAGTATTACTAAACCTAATTTAATGGGTAGGTTCCCTGTTGGTTTGAGTACTTCTGATTCAGATTTTAACGTTCCTGGAAAGGTAGGAGGTAATAATAAAGTTACTCTTGAAATAAATAACATACCACAACATAGTCATGTTTATACGGCTGATGATAATAGTGAAGGTAAGTTTGCAAGTGTTGAAACAGGTTTCCCACAGGCTTATCAGGGATCTTCAGAAACTGTAACAGGTACTGCAGGTAGTTCTGGTAATCAGGGTGTAGCTAAGGCTTACAATTCTTCAAAAGTTGGTGGTAATAAGCCAATAGATAATAGGCCAGCTTATACAGTAGTATGTTTTATTATTAAGACCTTAGCATAAGACTTTCTTGTTCTTTTGTACATTTAAGTTAAGTTAAGTTGTGGACTGAGGACCTGAGTAAGTGATTACTTGGGTCCTCTTTTAGTGTTTAAGATCATCCATAGCTCTTTGTTCCCAATATAATACATCTTGTCTAAGTTCACTTATATACTGCATAGATGACTTAGTCATAGGTAAATCAAAGAACTCTACAAACATCTGATTAGTTATTCTACTGGAACCTTGATTGGTTTTTCTGAGGAAGAATTCTATAGGAGTCATTAAGCATTCGAATATTAGTATAGCATCTGGTGATAGGTGTTGGCTCATATAATCATATAATTCTTTTAATAATTCCTCTTTATGTTCATTCTCTAATTCTTCCTCATCCCCAATATATTCTCTATTATTGTTACTTTCGTATAAAGAATCTAAAGATATAAGTCCCTGAAAATATTCTGACCTTTCAGAATAAGCTTCCTGTAATAAATGGTATTTATAAGTTTGGAGTCCTTTGAGAATGTGAGCTTTCAAGAATTCTACATTACCATCGCTTTCTTCATAGTATCTATTGAATAAAAATAACATCTTATCCCAGAAATAGGAAGAGATTACATCCTTAGATACATTATACCGGCGGCAATCGATTTGTTTAACTAAGTTACGAATAACTGGTTTACATATGCGATATAAATTATTGAAAACCTCCGGATCATATTTTTCAAAAGGTTTAATCCTGTGTAATTCAGGACCAATGGTTTTGTCGAGCTTTGGTTTGTTCATAACTGTTATATCTTTAAATTTTATTTTTGCAAAATTACATATTTTATTTTAAATATGCAAATAAATAAAGAACTTTTTGACCTGGGTGTAGAGGATGATCTACAGGTCTAGTACTGGATTTGTCCCATATCTTCTACAATAGTGATACTATTATATACTATACGTTAATATATTAAGAAGATACTTAGACATGAGGAATAAGAAAGACAAAACGAAGTTTTCATTCGACACGGATTTTCAATTTGAGATATTGAAATATCTGGTTAGAGATCAGGAAGGTGGCTTGGTATTAAGTAGATTAAAACCAAGTTACTTTGTTTTGATAGAACATTCTGTTGTAGCAGAGGGTATATTTGGATATTATAAGAAGAAACATCGTATACCCTCTGAGAATATACTTAAGCAATATATACTTGAGTTACTAGAGAGTAAAGATTATGTAGATCTGGTAACTAAAGATGATATACCAAATATAAATAGGATTATAAGGGATATCTACAATAGCCCTTTAAAGGATTCAGATTATATACAAGAGAAGATTTATAAGTTCTCTACTTGGGTTGAGATGAAGAACCTGAATGATTCATTTGACTTAGATAATTTTGAACAGTATGATGAATACAGTAAGAAGGTAGATAAGATATTACAAAGATCTAAGCCAAAGAAAGAAGATGAACCTTCTTTCTTAATCAGAGATGTATCAGAACGTCAATTTAGACGTCAAGCTGAACCTGATGTAGTACCTACTCCTTCAAGGCAAATTAATGAACTTACTAATGCAGGAGGTTTCCCAAAAGGTAGTGTAGCTGTGTTATTAGATAAACCAAAAGCAAGGAAAACTTTCTTCTTGGTTAACCTGGCTATAGGTTATCTTAAAATGCGTAAAACTGTTTTATATATTGATACTGAGAATGGTCAGGAACAGATCATGGACCGATTTATTCAATCATCCTTAAATAAAACCAAGAAAGAGATATACTCTGGAGAATATGATAAGAAGGAACAACAATATATAAGGAAACTTAATAGGTTTGGCGTTGAGCTTATAGTTGAAAGAGTACCTGCTATGGTTACTAATTGTAATTATATAAGGGATAGAATATTAAAACTCAGATCTCAGGGTATAAAGGTTAATGTAGTTATGATAGACTACCTTGCAAAGATGGCAAGTATATCTGGAGATAAAGATGATTTTGAGAGGATAGGTAATGCTTACATAGATGCTCAGAATCTTGCAGAAGAGTTGGATATTGATTGTATATGGACTGCTAATCATGTAACTAGGCAAGCTTATAAACATCGTAAGACACGATATGAAGAGAATGATATTGCTAAATGCGTAGATATTGTAAGAAACTCTGTAGCAATATTTGGTCTTAATTGTACAGAACAAGAAGAGAAAGATGGAATCCAACGCCTTGAATTAGTAGTAATGAGAGATGGTAAACCTAACGGGCGAGCATTATATAAAGTAGATATCGAAAGACAGAGAGCAGTAGAATTTACTCGTGATCAGAGAAAGAAGTATGATGAACTGTACTCAGAAACTATAGATAACGAAATAAAGAAGCAAGCTGCCGAAACTAATAAACAACAATTAACAGGTGATATTTAATATGAAATACTCGGAATTAAAACCAGGAGATAAGGTAATCTTACATACCTCAGATACAAGGTATGGAGATGAAATTAAATTTGTAGAGAGTGTAGGTCCTAAATGGATTAAGCTTGAGAACTTTTATCGTAAGGTAAAATTCTCTGTATTAGACGGTAGAGCTAATGATGAAATGCCTGGGTATGAGATACTTATACCTCAGTCTTCAGAAGAACAGGCTTGGGAAAAAACTTACTCTTATTTAATAAGGGAAGTAGTTCCAAGATACTTAAAGACACTATCTTTAAATAAGCTTGAACATTTACAAAGAAGGTGGACAAATAAGATTTTAGATAAAGATGAAAATAACTCAACAGTTTAAAACACAGCTTTACAATTACTTTGTAAAGAGACTCGGAGCCTACGAATATAGGAATGGTTGGCTCCGAGTTCCTGTGTGTCCATACTGTGGTAGGGAACAGAAAATGGGAGTTAATCTTACTACTTACAGAACTAATTGCTTTAGGTGTGGAGAACATCCCTCTCCTGCTCAAATGGTAATGGACATAGAAACATTAGATACTTATGCAGAACTTCTAACATTCTTAAAACATGGTGACTTCAGTGAATTATCTTTTACCGAAACAAAGGTTGAGCTTGCTGAGCCCAAGCCGGTTTATTTGCCAGATGGATTCAGACTCATCAACCAAGGTACTTCTACCACCTCGAAAGTTATGCAATCTTACGTTAATAAAAGAGGCTTTGATACACAGCAACTTTCGAAGTTGGGCATTGGCTACTGTGCCAAAGGAGATTACATGGGATATCTTATCTTACCATTCTACTCACAGGGAAGACTTACGTACTTCAATGCGCGACTTGTCATTGGCAACGGGCCTAGATACAACAACCCTCCTAAATCAGTTACAGGCCTGGGGAAGGAGTTCCTTATTTACAACGTGGATGCTCTGGAATTATATAACCAAATATACATCTGTGAAGGAGTCTTCAACGCTCTTACAATGGGGGAAAGAGCGATTGCAACTATGGGAAAGAGTATATCGAGGTATCAGGTCAACCTACTTATTAAGTGTCCCGCCAAACGATTTATTTTATTATTGGACCCGGACGCAAAGAAGCAGTCAATCGACCTTGCTCTTAAACTCGTTAACTTTAAATCAGTTAAAGTTGTATATCTACCAGAAGGAAAGGATGCTAACGATATTGGGAGAAAAGAAGTAATGAAACTCGTATGGAAGACTAGATACCAGGACTATCAAGATTTAATAAAATTAAAGAATGAATTATAATATGATCAGAGAAGGTATAAGTATATTCACTAAAGGGTATTTTAAAGAACAATTTATAGATTTTGAAGTTGCTCAATTACTTCAAAAGAAGGGATTTAATGAACATTGTGATCATTTTTATGATAAAAATGGTAAATTACATGGAGCCTACCCAGTATTTCAAAATTCACGTATTTATTGTTCAAAATTAGGTTATGCTTGCTGTAACCCTCATTTTGCTATTAGGTGGTTAAAAGAAGTAGCTCATTGTAATATAACTGAGGATACAAAGAATATGTCAGATAGTGAAATAAATAAACTTATATTGAAACATTTAAAATCCATAGGTAAGCAAACTAATATGTTGTAATATGATTATAGCAAAGGGTTAAATTTAATATTAACGTTATGAACAGAGAGCCCAGTATTCACATTACCAAATCCAACTTTGCCGATATATGCAATGAGTTGGAAATTTCTGTTCCTATAAACCGATTCTTTCAATTGGCTAAACGTAGGGCAGTAAATACTAGAAGTATAACAGTTTCAAATAAGAAACTACAAAGACAAGTAAACAAAGTTACACTAGCAGATACCGGTGATGCTGCATTATTTGCCGATATATTATATGCAGAACGAATAAAATTGAAGCATCGCGGTGTAAAGAAAATAAATGAAGGATCAGGCAGGGATTGGGACACTTGTAAAAACCTTGCCAACATCTGTAATAACTTCTGTAATGATTTTAACCTTGACACCAGAGAAGGTTATATTAAATATATTGAAATAGGTATATCACGTATGGAAGGTAACAATCGTAATCTCCTACAACGTTTAGTATCTATGTCAGAGAATATATTTATCCAGTATGGTGATGAGCAGGAGCTTAAAGAGGATCCAAATCCTTGGCTTACTAATCAAGGCTTTGAATATTATATACAGAAGATAGCTAAGGTAACAGGTATATATGATAATAAAAAAGATCCAAGTAAACTGGTAATCTTTAAGAGACTTGGAGAAAAGTTAAAAGAGCCTCATAGAATCCAACAGTGGATAGATGCTCAGTTCTATGCTTTAGCTTTCGTTAACGGAGTACCTTCAATTAATGACTTACTTTCAGATAAGGCTTTGGAGAGGTATAATAAGTATCTGTATAAGATGAAGCATAAAGAGGAACTTCCTCCAGAAGAGAATTTGAATCTATGGAATCAGATAAACGATAAAAATGACGATCTACCATTTTAGTTATGACAATCATTATTCAAAACTGTAATACTTGTGAAGTTGATATACCTCAGAAATATGGGTTGAGACTTTATAAAGATTTATCTGTAAGGCACCCTAATGCTTTTTACCTCAAGAGACAATCGAAAGGTAATTGGGATGGCATTGTACATTTTATAAATCAAAGAGGCATATTTAAAATAGGTATGTTACCAAGAGTGGTTGAGTTATGTAAATCTTATGGTCTAAAGGTAAAGGTAATCGATGAACGTAAACCTTTACCTAAGGTTAAGAAGATAATAACTAAAACTACTAACTTCAAACTTAGGCCTGAGCAAATAGAAGCAGTAGAGGCCGTAGTTAATAATAATGTACAAGGTAAGAATTTCCAAATAGGTGTATTAGATTATGCTGTAGGTACTGGTAAAACACTTATAATGACCGCTTTATACCTAACCTACAAGAGACAATTACGTACTTTACTTATAACTAATGATTCAGATTGGTTGAATCAAGCTAGAACCGAATTTAAAGAATATCTACCAGATGAAGATATAACTTTTATTCAATGTACTAAGAAGATAGGCAAATGGACTAATTTCAATATAGGTATGGTACAAACTCTTTCAAGAAATATAAATAAATTTCAGAATGAGTTAACTAAAATAGATATGGTATTAGTGGATGAGGCTGACCTTGGAGGTAGTAAATCCTATCAATCTGTATTAACCCACTTATGGAATACTCGAGTTCGTATTGGTCTTTCAGGTACAATTTACCTTAGTAAGTTTAAGAAGGACCAATTAAAGAACTGGAATCTTGAATCCTTCTTTGGACCTAAGCTGGCAGAATTTAAGTTAGCTGATAGTACTAAGAAAGGTTATGCTACTCCAGTAGTAGTAAAATCTGTAGATTATAAACCATACTTTGGTAATTGGGAATCAGATGCTATAAGTTATGGTGATGAGTATACAGATACAATTATTGAAAATGTTAGAGCTTATAAAATGATTTATGATAGGATTAAGTTTAATTCTACATACCATAGATTTCCTATGTTGATTGTATGTAAATATATTAAACATTGTGAGAACCTTTATAAGTACATTAAACATTGTGAGAACCTATATAATTATATAGGGGCTCGTAATAAGGGTAAGGATAAATTAACCATAGCCTATGTTCATGTAGATACTCCTAGTAAACAAAGAAATAAAATACTTAGTGATTTTAGGGAAGGAAAGATAGAAATTCTTGTAAGCACCACAATTATTGCCAGAGGCAAAAACTTTCCACTACTTAAAGTAATGATTAATGCAAGTGGGTTTAAGGCAGAGGAAAAAACTATACAATTCCTCGGACGATTAGTCAGATTGCATAAATCAAAATCAAAAGCTTATTTGGATGATATCCAATATCCTGGTCATTATCTTGGTAGACATAATAGAGCAAGGTTAAGGGCTTATAAGAAACAAGGTTATAAGATTATTAAAATTACACGTAAGGTTAAAACATAACCTTATTACACTTACTAAGATTTGAACTAATTAGCAATGCTTATTCCTGTTAAGGATATAAGCATTAGCTTTAGGTATAAAGGCATTAATTTATATATATATATTAACAATAAAAGAATAACATCATGACAGACAAAGCATTTATTAACTTCTCTAAGGAATACTTTGGAGATTTAGACTATCAATCTCTCTCAGAAGAAGAGTACAGAAATCTTTATGAACAGAAAGAAGCTGAAAGATTAGTATCAATGGTAACTAGTGGAAAATTAAATCTATCTCTTAAAGCAGAAGGTATGAAGGTTTATTTAGTATTAAATAATAAGGTAATATCTTCAGCTACTTTAGTTGCTCCAATGTCTAATACAAATAATTTAGGAGGTATGTGATATGATGACTTGGGAACAAGTTCCTCTTAAGGAACAACAGAAATTATATAAAGCTTTTTGTAACAATCCTTCTATCAAGAAGTTGGATAAATTAGCTATTCAATTACAACATAATAGGGATTACATTGGAGCTTTAAATATTAAAAAAGAGATAGAAGCTCAATGGGAATATATTAAACAGGCTCATCTTAAGTCTTATGATAAGACAGTACAAGAGACAGTTAAAATATCAGAGTTAGGATTGCCTGAGGATAAACTTCAATCTCTATTAGAAAATATACTAACTATCTTCATGGCTTGTGATATTATTGAGACAGCTCACATGAATGCCAATAGTATATTAAAGAAGCATGATGAGAATGCTTCATTAGATAATTTTAATGATCTTACTTCATTTATAGATAGGATAAAAGCTCACCTACAGTTCCTTAAAGATGAAACAGGGTATATGAATGACCTTGTTTGGGAAGAGAGTTGTGATAAGCAATATGAGATGATTAGGAATAAGGCTAGATCAATAATAAAAAAGAAAGCCGATATTAATCGTTGGGGACAGAACCTAAAGAAGTATGATAAGTATATTGATGGTACTATTAAGTAGACCAGAGTAGACTTAACCAGAAATGTAGCTGGTTAGACTATAAGTTAATAACTGTTATAAATTATAAAATTATGGCTAAAAGAGAAAAATTACCTGTCCTTAAGAAGGTAGATCCATTACAACCTATAGATGTAACTAAGTTGGGTAGTAATGGTGATCCTTGTTTTGGTAAAGCTTATGACTTAAGCACTAAAGAATGTAAATTATGTGGAGATTCTGAATTATGTTGTTTGAAAATGTCTCAGAGTTTACGTATAACTCGTAAAGAATTAGAAGAGAAGAATCATTACAAGGATCTTGATAATCTCGAGGATGTTAATGGTATTAAGAAGTACATAAGAGGTCTTAAACGTAAGGGAAAAGACCGTAAAGAGATTGTAGAAAAGACTTCTATCAAGTTTGAAGTACCAAAGAAAGATATTCGTTTAATTTATAAATCAATGAAGTAACATGGAAAATTATCCAAGATTAAGGTTTGCTCTAAGTAGAGAAGTACAACTTCCTAAAAGAGTTGGTGTACATGAAGCAGGTATTGATTTTTTCATACCTAAAAATTTAACCGTAAGTGATATTCTGGAAGCTAATAAAAAAGTACTTTCTGATATAGGTATTTATCGAGGTAATAATGAATGGCCAGCAGCAGGTCATGTATGCTTACATGTAAATGAAAATGATTTTGTAACTGATATCTGGTTTGGTGCTGGATCACGTATTATTATTCCTTCTGGAGTACATGCTCTCATTGAACCCTGGAACTCAGAACTGATTGCAGCTAATAAATCAGGTGTATCAACTAAAAAAGGTTTGATCTTTGGAGCTCAAGTGATAGACTCTACTTATACTGGTGAGATACATATCTCTTTAATCAATCCAGGAGAAAACCCACAGGTTATATCTGCTGGAGATAAAGCTATTCAGTTTATTCATACTCCAATATTTTTAACCAAGGTAGAGCAAATTGAATGGGAGGGATCAGAAGGCTTTTTAGAGAATTCTAAGAATTGGTCAGAGAGAGGATCTAATTGGCAAGGGTCTACAGATAAAATTTAAACTATGGATATAAGGAATTTTTGGCAAGAAGTATGTCAATGTGAACCTGGTCTTGAACTCGAGAAGATGTTCGAGCTCCAGGCTTCTTTATTAGAGGAATATCTACCAATAGAGAAACTACCCCATTGGCCTTTGAATGTAAATACTAGAGAAGCTCAGATTATTCTTAAGGATATGTCGGCTAGAGTAATAGAAGAATTAGGTGAAGGTTATGAATCTACAACTTATGTTCTCCAGATGATGGATGACCTTGGATGTAATTTTAATTTCAAATGGACTGAAGAAAATTACAGACAACTTTTAAATCATCTACAGAATTCAAATGAAGAACAAGCTGATGCAATATCATTCTTTTTTAACTTGCTCTTCTATAGTAACATAGATATTAACGATATTAAGGAATATGTAGTAGCTAAGAAGTTAAATAAACTTATGGACTCTACTATTCCTAAGGAAGATCTATCATCAGAGTTTCTTATGATGATTGGATTAGCCTTACTTGAAAATAGGTTTGAGGATGCTAAAGAGAACCAACATGTTTGGAATATCTTTAACCCAGAATTATTTGAACATTTTGCTATCAAAGGTTTCGATAAAGTAGCATCATATACTCCAGCTTTTCAAAATATATCTTGGGGCTTCCATGATATAGAAGCTAAGATGTGTTGGGAAATATCCTATCATTTATCTGTAGCTCGTAATTATCTTAAGAATAAGCCTTGGAAACAAACTGGTGAAATGACCGATGAATTAAGATTCCAGGAAGAGGTAGTAATTGCTTTCCTTGAATTACTTGGTTATTTTAGGTATATAGGTTTTACTCCTAGTAATCTTTTACAACTTAGATATAAGAAACATTTAGTCTGTAAATTTAGAATAACTTCGAAATACTAATGAGCTGTGAGCGGATTTAATAAACCAATAGAGGGACTCTCATTTGATGCTTCTGAGCAAATACATGCCCTGGAATTTTCTACTTCTCAGGAAGCTTGGGAGAAATTAAATGAGATGTTCCTTGTAATAGATCCCATCTTATTTGAGAAAGGTGGATTAGCTAACTCAGGATTAGCTACAGTATATAATGTATTTATTAAGATACGTAAAGCTTATGTTGATCCTGATTTTAATTATGGTAGAGTGTTTAACTATACAGCTACTAAGTGGACCTCACTATTGAACAATTACATAGACTTCAATAAGTTGGATCTTATGCGTAGTAGGTTGAGGGATCTTAAAGCCAAGTATAATCAGAACTACAATCATAGTTACGTATTTAATAATAGGCACGATAATGGCAAACAATGTTTGCTCTCTGTTACTTTCAGTAAGAGATTCCAGGAGGATGTACCAGTCCTTACTATGGTATTAAGAGCATCAGAAATTACAAAAAGACTAATCTTTGATTTCTTACTTGTCCAAAGGATGGCTGAGTATGTATATGGTCCTGGGCAAACAGTCCAACTAAATCTATTCTGTACTCAGATGTATGGTAATGTAGAAACCTTGATGATGTATGATGCTTATAAACCTCTTAAGAAGATATTAAAAGGACATAAGAACCCATGGACAAAACACGTAAAAGAGGTGTTCACTAAATATAAGGAAGGAGATCCTAAAGATTTTTCTAGTTTTAAGGTATTCTTTCGTTCATTCAAAGTGATAAGACCAGATCTATATGAATATAAACCTCTGTATGCTAAAGATATGCTTCTCGAATATGATGAAGGTATACCATACCCAGAAAATTGTATTTCATATAGTCAGAGGAAAAAGTTTAAAACACAGTATCTCAAAAAACAACAGAAATGATAGGCGGTATTTATAAACACAAGAAAACTGGTAATATTTATCAAGTCGGTGGAGGTATTAAAGTAATTAATACTACTAATAATCAAAATGGTAAGGAAATGATCATGTATATCATCCCTAAAAAACCTTTTGAAATATATGTTAAGGAGAAAGGAGAGTTTGAAAGAGAATTTATATTATTAAAAAATAATGTTAATTAACCCTGTTATGAGAATTTACGAAAATGCTTATCAGTTAATGTCTGAGATGGGCCGTAACCTATGGGAAATGGGAATTGAAAATCGTCCCAAAACTTATCAAAACAAAGTAATTGAAGGTAATCCAGACTTTATTACTAAGGAGTTGATAGCTGAGAGCTATTGCCTTACTAACTTACCAGACCCAAAATGGCTGTTTGTATATACAAACACTAAAGAATGGGCTGATGCTGAATTCGAGGAGAGGATTTCTGGTAAAATGTTGAATCCTGGGCATGCTTGGGAATTAAACAAATCAATGTGGGAAGAGTTTCTTACACAAGATGATGAACAGGATGCAGGTTTTGATTATACCTATGCTGAACGTATTAACCATAGATGTTTTAATGATTGGCAAGGAGTAGGAGTTGATCAAGATGATACTTATCTTAATCATATAATATCATTATTAAAATATGATAATGATACTCGTAAAGCCGTACTTAGTATATTTAACCCTACCCAGGATGCAGATGAGTTAGATGGTTGGGCACGTATTCCTTGCTCTATGTACTATCAGTTCCTAATTCGTCCAAACGGAAAAGGAGAAAAGGTATGTAACATCATCTATAACCAACGTTCAGCAGATTTTGTATCTCATTTTGGTGACGACGTATATCTTGCTTGGAGACTTATGGAATATGTAGCTGAAAAAGTAGGAGTTAAGCCAGGATATCTTTACCATCAAATTGGAAGCCTACACTCTTATCAAAGAGATTGGTGGAAACTGAAGACTTCTATAGACGATTTGATGGACATTGACTAAGCACTATTCATATATGGGAATGCTCAATAACGGGTATTCCCATATTTAACGTTAAAGAAGATGAGAACAAAAACCAAAATATTAACAACTAAGGCTGAAGTTAGGCAACTAATTAAAGCTTGTAAGCAGGTAGGTTATTGCTGTTATGACTGGGAGACTAACGCACAACCAATCTACATGAAAGATTTTTGTACTACTATCTTATCTATCACGTTTCAGGCTGGTTTTGCTTGTTCAGTAGTTACTGATCACTTCCAACGAAAGGAATATAAAGTTAGGTATTCTTCTAAATGGGTAATAAAAAAGATTGGTCACGAACTTATTGAAAATCCAGAAGTAGTAAAGATGGCTTGGAATCATAAGTTTGATGGTCAGATATTTCAAAAGTATCATATCTATTATCGAGGTACTGTTATTGATGGTATGCTTGCTAAGTATGTACTTAATGAGGAAAAACCTAATGGTCTGAAGGATATGACTCGTAGATATCTCCCGGAATATGGTAACTACGAATCAGAAAAAGGTTTCGATAAGATACCTTGGGACCAGAAACCTTTGGATCAATTATGTCAGTATGGTGGTCAGGATACGGACTATACATTTAGACTTTGTATTTTCTTTGAGAAGAAGTTAATTGACTTAGGATTATATGACCTATTTAGGAATCTGATTATGCCTGCTTCAAGGGTTCTTCAGTCAGTAGAAGCAAATGGGTTATATATTGACAGAGAGTTCAATGAAAAACTACTTGAAGAATATAAGAAAAAAATTGACAAAGCTCTAGATAATATTCTAAACTTGCCCAGAGTTAAACGTTTTCATAAATATTTAGTAGAACAAAGGGTTGAAAAATATATAGGCAAGGTCCAATATGAAATCGATAAGCTTAATGATGAATATAAAGCTGCTCGAGGAGAAAAAGATTCTGCTAAGATAAGAGCAAGTATTGAAAAGAAGATAGCTTCACGAGAACAGAAGATAGTAAATGTTCGAATGGGCATATATAGTACTAAAGGTGAGAGAGAATTAGAGAAACCTATTAATTTAGGATCTCCTGTTGATCTCCCATTATTGGTATATGATGAACATGGATTTGGTTTTGAATGTACAGAGTTTACAGATACAGGAAATCCATCTACTGCTGAAGATACTTTGCAACAGTTACGATTGACTGTAAAGAAACCAGATAATCCTAAAGCTATCTTCCTTGATAATTTATTAGATCTAAGAGGCTTACAGAAAATGTATACAACTTTCATTGAGGGTTGGCATGATAAAACCCAGGATGATAACAAGTTACACGGTTCATTTAAGATTCATGGTACTACATCAGGAAGATTAAGTTCATCAGAACCTAATTTGCAGCAGATCCCAAAGACATCAGTGGATCCTAATATTAAAAAACAATTAGTAGCTGCTCCAGGTACTCTTTACATATCTTCTGACTTTTCTCAAGCAGAGTTGAGAATCATGGCTCACTTAAGTGGAGATGAAACTTATCTACAAGCTTTTGCTTCTGGTAATGATCCTCACTTAGCTATTGCTTGTAAGAAATATCATGTACCATACGAAAAGATCCTACCAATATATAAAGATGAAAAACATCCAGATCATAAGATGTGGTCTGTAAGACGTAAACAAGCTAAACAACTTGCTTTCGGACTTATTTATGGTATTGGCCCAGGTCTACTTGCTGTTAAACTTTCTGATCCTAAGTCAGGTATTATCGTTACTAAGGAGGAGGCTAAAAAACAGATGGATGAGTACTTTGCAGAACATCCAGCTCTTCAGAAGTTTAAAGCTAAGCAGGAAAGGATATTAAAGAAACAAGGATTCATTAAGTCATTATTTGGTAGAAAACGTAGGTTACCTCAGATATGGTCTGATAATCATGATGAGCAAGCTTATGCTATCAGACTTGGTCTTAACTTCCCATGTCAATCTGCAGCATCTGATATGTGTCTATTTGGTTCTATCCTTATATATTATTTAATGAGGCAAGGTAAGTTACCTATGATGAACTCAGTTACACTGGTACATGATGCTAACTACTTCAATGCAGCCCCAGAAACAATTAATACTTGGGATTTGTATGAGATGTGGAAGATATTCAGTAATCCTAGTACTAAGAAGTATTTTGGATTCCAGATTGATGATGTATTAATGGATATGGATTATCATGTAGGTCGTACAATGGCTGAGGAACTTCCATTTATTCCTGGGTATGATTATAGGAAAATGCTTGAGCCAGACTTTGATGTTGATGAGTATATGAAGGAAGCTAAAAAATATGGTGATATACCTATCTCAGATTATCCAAAACATTTCTCTAAACAAATGAAGAAGTATGAAGAAGATTTTAAGGCAGGGAAGTACTAAAAAGTACAGAGCTAAGTGTTTTAGCTGTGATACAGAGTTTGAGTATGAAGCTGAGGATTTACATTATAATCAGTATGTACACCATACTACAGTAACTTGTCCTCAATGTGGTAATGAGATATATCATAGGAATAATCCTTGTTCACAGATAACTACAGAGAATTTATGAAAGATGTAAAGATAAAACCTATAAAGGTAAAGTTTCAAGGTAAGGTATTAAAAATTGATATTCAGAAAGAGTTGACTATCAATGAAAACCTTATGAATTCTCAGCTAAAGGATTCTCCGTCTAGTTATTATATACTATGTGCTATTCGTGATAAGTATATTAAAGAACGGGACGCTCTAGCAAGAGAAAAGGAAGATACCTATGCAACTCAATGGGTATATTTTAAAGATTCTAACGAAAGATGGAATAATGATTATGTATCTAACAAGGTACTATCTTCTAAAAAATATAAATCCGTTTGTGAAAGATATTTAGAATCAGCTGCAAAAGCTTCAGAGTTTATTTCTATATGTCAAGCTTATCAGAATAGAGAGAATATACTAAGAACACTAAATGCTAATATCCGTAAACAACTATAAGTTATAAACATATTATTATATTAATTTAATCTGTAAATTTATGTTTAAGTTAAATCACATTTCACTAACAGTAGCCCAGAAGTTGGCTGAAGTTTTAAAGATAGATGGAACCCCTACAGAAAACAGGGTTCTTATTCTAAGTCCAAAGGACCAGGATACCAAGGTAGGAGGTATTATTATTCCTGGTACTAGTAAAGAAGGAATACCTCGTGAAGGTGTAGTTATCTTCCCAGGCCCTATCACTGATGATTATAACACTTACAAAGGTATGGTTAATACTGGAGTAGTTGTTACTTATGGTTTGTATGCTGGTAAAGAAGTAGATCTTTGGGAACCTCTTAAGTTTACGGATATAGAGCTTACAGAAGAGAAATGGGAGTTTACCGTACTGGCTCTCAATGAGATTATTTACGTTCGTGAAAATAAAAACATTTAGTTATTTAAGTTAAGTTATGCCTACACAACATGTAAAAACTTGGGTGAAAACTACTCCTTACGGAGATTATCGAGACCCACAACAAAATCATAAGAATGTTAATAGTAACACAGAGTACTACCATTTAGTAAATCTTTGTAGTAAATTTATGAGAAAGGCTGGTAGTAAAACCCTGAAAGTTTTGAGAAGTCATGTAAACCATAATCTCATGTAAATATAATAAATAAAAATAAGATTAAGCAATGAAAGACAAATACAAGAAAAAGAAGAAGCTCTCAAGTAGTGGAATGACTACAAAAGAGAAAATGCTTGCAAGAAAGAAAGCTCTTGAAAGTAAAGGTAACAACAACGGTTTAATCTTCCCAAAAGAAGGTAGTACTCGTATTAGGTTGAAATCTCCTGGAGATGATCAGGAACTTGGAATTGAGGTTGTTCAGTTTTATTTGCAGGGTATTGGTGGTATTATTTCTCCAGCTACTTTTGATGAACCTTGTCCTTTTATGGAGAAGTATCAAGAGTTAAAGGCTTCTAAAGATAAAGACGATAAAGAACTTGCAAAACTTCTTATACCAAGACGTAAGTACGTAGTTGGAGGAATCATTTATCAAGACGACAAGGGAACTAAGGTTGACCATGATGGAGCAGACAAGGGTATTCTCATTGCAGGATCAGTATATAATGATATTATTGACCTTTATCTTGATGAAGATGAAGCTGGAGATATGACTGATCCACGTACTGGTTATGATATAAAAATCGTTCGTTCTGGTTCAGGTAAAATGGATACTTCTTACACAGTACGTCCTTGTAAACCAACCAAATTGGATAAGAAGTATGCTGGTACCATTGATTTGGAGGGTATAGTTCGTTCTCAAATAGAATCCTATGATGAGTTGGAAGAGAAGCTCGAGAAGTTCCTCAACGAGGATCACTCTTTAGAGGATGAAGATGATGAGCCTAAGAAGTCCAAGAAGAAAGGTAAGGATAAGAAGAAGAAAAAGAAGTATAAGTCTGATATCTAATCCTGAACTGATTAACTTATAAAGGAGTTGCTCTAAGGGTGACTCCTTTTTTTCTCTAAATTATCTAAAATATGGCTAAAAAAACAAAGATAGGTATCAAGGTACCAAGCTTAAACGAATTAAATAAGAAATATGGTTCGATTATAAAAATGAAGGCTTCAGAAGTAGATGACCATGATCTATGGTTACCTTCTACCTTCTTTGCCCTCAATCATCAATGGGGAGGAGGTATACCTTTTGGTAAAATAGTAGAAGTAGCTGGAGAAGAGTCTTCTGGTAAATCTCTTATAGCTTATAACTTTGCTTATGCTTGTCAGCAACTAGGAGGTCATGTAATATGGGTAGATGCTGAACAATCTTGGATGAATAAGTGGGCTGAAGAGAATGGAGTTGACCCTGATAATGTTACTGTAGTTAATGATACACGTATAGAATATGTATCTGATATTGTAGCTGATCTGGCAATTTATTGGAGGTCTCAGTTAATTCATAATGAACCAATATTACTAGTAGTTGACTCTATTGCTGCTATGGATTGCTCTGATAACATAGATGCTAAGATGGTAGAAGGTAAAGCTGAAATGGGTGGAAGGGCTAAGGCACTTTATAAATATTTTCGTATACGCAATGAATTATTTTACAGACTCGGAATTACTCAAATCTATATCAATCAAGTCCGCACTGCCCTTAACGTTGGATTTGGTAAAGATAATACAACAACAACTGGAGGAGCAGCTCTTAAGTTCTGGGCATCAATTAGAGTTGCCTTTTTCGCTGGTAGAAGTATTACTGTTAAGTCTAAAGGGCGAGAAAGAAAAGCTGGTAAATTGGTTACGTTACGAGTGCTCAAAAACAAAGTCGCTCCGCCTAAGCCTACTATTTCTAAATGTCCAGTTTACTTTAACCCTAAATTACACGATGTTGGGTTCGATAGATATTTTTACCTTGATGAGGTGTTTGCAGAAGAAGAGGTTATCGAAAAAGCAAATGGTGGCGTTATTAAGTATAAAGGAGAGAAAATTGCTAGAGGGGAGGAGAAGTTTAGAGAGCTTATTGAGTCTGACGATGATTTACGACGAAAGTTACTTAAAAGAGCTAGAATTAACACCATCGGTACTACAAGAAAAAAGCTTGAATCAATACATGTCAACTTATTTCCGGTGGATGGTGTAGAATATGAGTCATTTAATAATATAGAAGACGAAGATGAAGACGAATGATAATTTACAACAAGAAGGAGGCAATCACTACGAAAGACTTAAGGTAGAGCCAATAAGAGTGATTGTCGCCTTTAATTTTAACTGGTTCCAGGGAGAAATACTAAAATATACTTCAAGGTTCCAATATAAAAATGGTGAACAGGATTTATGTAAAGCCATACATATATCAAGTATAGCTGTTGACTTAAAAGTAGGTCAGAATCGTAGGAACAAGATATTGTTCACTAAATTATTAAATAAACGTAGGCCTTTAGAGGATATTACTAATGATTTCGTTAATCAGTTTGACGACTACAAAGAATACATGAGTATACTCTTAATTGGACTAGTAGAAGAGAACTATTCTTTTGTAAAAGAAACAGTAGAAAAATTAAAGAAGAAATTTTATGGCTAGAAAAAGAGTTTTACTTATAGATGGGCAAAACATATTACATCAAAGCTTTCATAAATTTGAGAAATTGAGAAGTACAGATGGTAAACCCAGTGGAGCAATATTTGGATTTTTCAAATCACTCCACATGTATTTAGAAAGATTTAACCCAGATGATGTATACATAACCTTTGATAATGGTCATTCTCCTCTTAGGGATAAACTACTCCCTAATTATAAGGGTCACCGGCAAAATATATCTTATGATAGAGATGCTCTATTCATGCAAAGGGATGTCATATTAAAGATCCTGCGTATTCTAAGAATTAAATATATATTTGATAAGAAGAAACAGACAGTTTATGAAGGTGATGACTTTCTAGCATACCTATATTTTAAAGTATTAAACCCTGAGTGGTTGGTAACAATAATTTCTTCTGATAAAGATTTTAATCAATTACTTACTAATGATAGAGTGAAAATATTTAACCCAAGAAAAGAAGATTATGTTAGAAGAACTAATTGTAAAGAGTTTTTTGGGTATGATCCAGAAGAAACGGTCGATTATCTTTGCCTTGTTGGAGATAATTCAGATGATATACCAGGTGTTCCTGGTATTGGTCCTGTTAAAGCTCGTAAATTTCTTGATAAATATGGTTCAATAAGTAGTTATATAAAAACTAATCAAGAAGTTAGTGATAAGTTTATAGGGATAGTTACTCGTAATCATCACTTAATTGATTTAAAGTGGTTTATTGATAATAACAAGTTAAGTGGTACTTCTAATATACTAAAAATGTATACAAGAAGTAAGATTAATTATGATAAATTTAGAGAAATATGTATTGAGTACTCGTTCAATTCATTCCTCACAGATATATTTATTGAACCCTTTAAAAAGTTATTAAAATGAAAAGTCCAAATCGTATAATGTTTGCTGGTCCTTCTGGTATTGGTAAAACTACTTTAGCTAAATTCGTTGAAAGTATAGGTGGTGGAGATGAACCACTTTGGCCATTTATCTCTGGTAGTGTATCTGATTTATTACCACAAACAAAGGATGAGCTACATAAAGACATGTTATCACATGATAAAAAAGAATTATATACCCAGGATTTTCAGATACTTAATCTTAGAAAGAAGTTATTCGCTAATCAGGATAGTTTTGTATCTGATAGGAGTTTTCTTGATTCTGCTGCTTATTTTCTATATAAGCAAGCAGATACTATACCTCAATGTGAAATGGAGCATTTCCTACAATTATGTAAGATGTGTTTATGTGAATACTGTGATAAGTTAATTGTACTTAATTTTACTCCTTATATGGTTGATCATTGGATAATGGAAGATAATAAAAAGCGGATTATGAACAAGTATTTTCAAGCTGAAATATCTTCTATTATGTTGATGGTCCTTGAAAATTGGGGAGCAGTATTTAGTAATCAAATAAAGGTTGATAGTGTAAACATTTTTAAATCAGAAACCTATATGTATGGAGGTTATAAATTAGGTAATTTAGAAACTATATATGGAGATCTGGATATAGTACTAATAAATGAGCCTTCATTGGATATAAGGGAACGTATTGTTTCAAAACAGTTAGGAGTAAATATTGTATGGCCAAAAAGGAAATAATAGCAATAGCTTTTTCTGATTTACATTTAAATATGTATTCGAAATTCAATAAAGATAATCATCGAACTCTTAACGGTTTCGATGTTTTATTCCGTATAGCAGATTTATGTAATAAATATTACTGTCCTGCCCTATTTTGTGGAGATTTATTCCACAAGCCAGAGAGTATAGATGCAGATTTATATGATTTAGTACAGGAAAAGTTTAAAGAGTTAAACCTTATACACAATAATACCGGTTTCAGGGTGTATGCTATAAGTGGGAACCATGATATTAATAATGTTAATACTATAGAAAAACCTAAGACATCATGGGTATCAAGATTTGCTAATGAGTATGATTGGCTTATAGATTTGGATCACGATTACGTAAATATTCAAGGTAAAAGAGTATATGGTATACCTTATATAGATCACAATAAAGGTTTGAATAACTATGTGAAAAAATTGGATGCTGATATACTTTTACTTCATACTGACTATCCTGGAGCAAAAGATACTGATGGTAGGTCTGTTGATTCCGTAGAGAATTTAAATATAAACTTATTAAAACATTTTAAGCTAGTACTTTGTGGCCATATTCATAAACCTCAGAGATTAGGTAAAAAGGTTTATATGGTAGGAGCTCCTCAACAACAAAGGCGTACTGATCGTAATTGTAAAATAGGTTATCTTGAAATATATAAAGACCTATCTGTAAAGTTTAAATATTGGGATGATTACCCTAAGTTTATAGATGTATATGATGAGTCAGAAATTAAAGATGATGGCAATTATTATACAGTTATACCAAAACCTACTAGTAAAACTATAGAATCTGAACATAAAATTACAAAGCAACTTACTAAGAAACAACTAGCACGTCGCTATATGAGACAAAAAGGTGATAAAAATAAAGCTCGATTGAAGTTATTAACTAATATATTAACTAAAGGCGAAGAATTATGTTAACATTTCTATCAATAAATATAGAAGGGTTTAGAAGTATAGCTGAACAAACTCATTTACAGCTTAATACTCCAGGAATAACCTGGATTAATAGTCCTACTGGTAGTGGTAAATCAACTATTTTCTCTGCTATCACTTGGTGTTTGTATGGTAAAGACTTAAAAAGTGTTTCAGATGTAAATACTTGGAAAAAATACCAACCAAAAGATTATCCTGGTACTTGTGTAATACTTTCATATCAGACTTCACAAGGAGTATATCGTGTAATAAGGTGTCAAAATTACAAATTACCCTTAGAAGATGGTAATAAAGGAGCTAATAGGCTCATGGTTTATCAAGATGCTTATCCAGTTGATGTAAAAGGTAAATTAAAGATACAGGAAATCATAGAAAAGTCATTAGGACTTACTTATCAGTTGTTTATTAACTCTATAATGTTTGGTCAAGGTCTGAAAAGGCTAATACAGGAATCTAATACTGATAAGAAGAAGCTTTTTGAGGAGGTATTTGACCTTAATTTTTTAAATTTAGCAAAAAATATAGCAAATGATGAAAGACGAGATATCCTTACAGAAGCAAATGATATCGAAAGACAAGCCAAGCAGCTTAAGCAGCAGGTTGAAGACTCTAAGAATACGTACCTCGAATTACGAGAACGTGAAAGGTCCTGGAAGACAACGGTTCATAGACAGCGTAGGGAGCTTAGAGAAAAACGACTTGAACTCACGAGAAGACTTCAAAAAACACAACGTAACTTCAAAGAATCTGTTGAATTATCTCTCGATCATAAGATATCTAGAACAGAATCCAGACTCAACAGTATATATAGCCAACTCAAAATCGCTAGAGGCGAAACTCAGCTAGATTTAGAGGATTTTGTATTAGAAATCCTTAATTTGTTAGAAAAAGAAAAATATGTTAAGGCTCGAAAAAAATTACAAAACCTGTATAATACATTTAAGGGTATCACAGAGTTACAGGAAGAGAAGGAAGAGCTTATTGATAGAAAATCAAAACTTTATCAAATAAAAACTAAATTTAAATTGGGCCATCAGACATGTAATACATTAGCGGACAACATATGCGAAATAGATGAACAAATACTAGAATTAGAAAATGAGAAACAAAAGGTACTATCTCCAAAATATAAGAAGGCTTGGGAGAATTATCGTAAGAAACTTAAGAAGGCAGATGAGGACTACCATAATAAACTCGGAGAACTCGAAAACTACGATTGGATTATTACGGAGCCCCTCGGAAATAATGGTATTAAGGCGTATCTATTCGACTCCTCACTTGATTTACTCAATCATGTTTTGGAAAGCTATTCAGAAATCCTCGGATTTAGAGTATCATTCGAAGTTGACCTCGACTCTGCAAGAAAAGAATTCGTCACACTTATCGAATCAAATGGAGTTATCATAGAATATGATGAACTATCGGGAGGAGAAAAATCACTAGTAAACCTTGCCATGGCTTTGGCTATGAATGAGGCACTCACGGCCGCTAGAGGTATAAATTTAGCCTTTTTGGATGAGGTATTCGAAGGAATATCTGATGATGTACTAGAAGTAGCTATAAACCTCATTACAAAGGTTTTTGAGAACAAAAGCTTATTCTTAATCTCACACCATCAGTCATTACCCTTACACAAAGCAAGAGTTATGCAAGTAGAAAAACATGATGGCCTTTCGAAAATAACTATGTAATAGTAAATAATTCTAAAACATAGTTTATAAAATGGCAAATAGTAAAAAGAAAGGGAATCGTTTTGAAAGGGTTGTAGCAAAGTTCTTTACTGAATGGTCAGGATTTAATTTTGGTAGAACTCCTGGTTCAGGTTCTTTCCATAATAACCGAGATTTAGGTTCAGATCTAATCTGTAATGATGATAAACATAAAAATCGTTGCTGTATATCTATAGAATGTAAGAATTACCAAGATATTCGCTTCGAACATGTTTTACTTGGTAATAAGAGATGTAAGATCTTTGATTTTTGGAAGCAAGCCTCTAAGGATGCTAAAAGAACTAAGAAATTTCCCATCTTGTGTATGAGGTATAACTCTATGCACAAGGGTGAATTTTTCTTTGTAATAGATGAGAAGGTAGCTGCCTCATTATTAAAAATTCAGGATTTATCTAATAATCCAATTAAAAGGCTAATGACTATTTCAGCTCCAGAATTGATTCAGTTAAAACCAGTTACTCTTACCTTATATGTATTTATGGCATCAGAAATAAAATCTAGTATATCATATAAAAAACTACATAAGTTATTACGTAAAGACATTAAAAAGTTCTACAAGTAATATGAAAAGTACCCATTATTCATATTGTATATTCTATTTAGAGAATAAATATTATCAGAACATAAATAAGGACCTGAAGGAAAGTGGGTACCATCATATAAGGGCAATAATTCCAACCATCAGGTTTATAACTAAAAACTCAAGTAGAGGTAAAGATGTATATCAAGAAGAGCCACTATTATTTAATTATGGTTTTATGAAGATACCTACTAGCCTTGTGTATAATAGGCAATTTCTTAATAAATTAAAAAGAAATATACCAGGTATACTAGGCTGGCTTAAAAATACTGAACCTTTACACCGTAAGCGTGGGAAGAAGGCTAGAGTAGAAAATGCTGAAGATTTCGATGATTTTTCACAAGTAGCCATAGTATCCCGTAAAGAAGTACATAGATTCTTACAAATCTCAAGGGAAAATAAGAGATTATCCATAGAGGAAATATCTTCGATACATGTAAATGATTATATTGAACTTAGACATTATCCTTATATAGGTGCAGATGCCATAATTAAAGATATAGATCTTGAAAATGATAGAGTAAAACTTCAAATATATCCACAAAATAGTAGTATAGAAACTTGGTTACCATTAGATATGGTTATTTACAGTGTATATGAAAACTATGATCCAAGGAAATTATTAGCCGACCAATGTCGTAAGGCATATG